AATCCACATATTTTTTTCATTTCGGTTGATGAAAGATTTCTTATAGTATTATCATCAATAATTACAGCTAATTTATGTGAATCTGTTGCTGTTAATGTAGGTGATATATCATTTGGATCTAATATTTTACTAATAGGAAAACTTAATTTACCTTTACATATATTATAACCTTCCTCTAATTCGTCTTTATATTGTCTTTTTCCATTTATTAAATCTTTGGGTTTTTCAAGTCTTAAATATTTCATACTAACTAAATTATTTAACATTTGCTTTAAATTATCATGTTTATAAAATGTGTTTATATCTTCATATGTAAGAGGTATACCGTCCATCCATTCAATATTTTTTTTTTTAGCCCAATGTTTTTTTCTTCTATTTAACATAATTTTGTTAATTAATTCTTTTTCATCTTTATTTAATGTACCACTAAAACCAATATCCCAAGAATGAATATTGTTTTTACCCCCACGCTTATCTCCAATTTTACATCCAAATATTGGAGATTCTTTATGAAGTTGCAATATTTTTTTAGCAAATGTAGGATTAATTTTGGTATCTTTATTGGAATAATCAATTATACTATTTAGATTAACTTTAGGTTCGTATTTAATATCTTTAAAATTAAATGTATTATCTTTAGTACAAACAATATATACTCTTTCCCGTGATTGAGCACATCCAAAATTATATGAGTTTAATTTGTTATAATTTACAATATATCCAATATCTTCAAATAAATTTTTTATTTTTTTTATACAATTTCCTTTTTCAAGTGTCATTAAATTATATACATTTTCTAATACTACAAATCGGGGTTTATGATATTGACATATATCAATTATTTTGAATATCATACCTCCTCTTTTATCTGAAAATCCTTTTTTTTGACCTGCCGAACTAAAAGGTTGACAAGGAAATCCAGCACATAATAAATCAAAAGATTCTATATCTTCATTCTTTAATGTATATATATCAGTTATTATATTATTTTCATTAAAGTTTAAATTATAGGTGTCGATTGCATCTTGTTTAATATCAACTGTTAAAACACATTTTGAGTTTATATTATCTATACTCTCTAATGCAATTCTAAATCCACCAATTCCTGAACATAAATCAATATATTTAAGCTCTTTTTGGTGTTGATGTTCTATTGTGTTTTTATTTATCTTTTCAACAATCAATTTTTTTTCAAATACTTTATCTACAAGTTGTTTAATTTTATCAGTATTATTTTTACAAGGGATATTGTCCTTACTATGAGAATTATAGTGAGATTTTTCTGAAAATTCTTTTCCACATTGTTGGCAACTATATTTAATCATTAACGTTATATATTGTTATTATATTTTATTTTTAAATTAACAATTTATGTTAATTACCTAAATATTAGAAAGTCTGTGTTTTAAATGTTAAAAAAATGTAATCTAATCATTTTTATATACACGTATAAAAATGATTATATACATTACAATATATACATAACAATATAAGTAATGACATCCTTATCTAAACAAGGATATTCGATAAAAAAAGAATATTATGATGAAAAAGATCTTAACATAGTTAGGAAAGAATTAACAGTAGAAGTTCAAAACCATATGTTTGATCACATTGAACCTAAAAAATATAAATTATATCGTGAAAATAAAACTAAATTATATTTACCTAAGTATTATGGATTACAAAGGTTTGGTATTCCAGATAGAAATGTTATTGGTCAAGGTGAAACCAGATCTAATATGAACTTTGTAGGATCTTTAAGAGACTATCAAGTTGAACAAGTTAATGCTTTCTTAAATGCTTGCGATGATCCTACTAAAATGGGTGGAATTGTTAGTATTGGTTGTGGAGGTGGTAAAACTGTTATAGCAATTAATATAGCTTGCCGTTTAAAACTCAAAACCTTGTTTATTTCACATAAAGATTTCCTAAATGTTCAGTTTGCTGAAAGAGTTAAAATGTTTTCACCAGATTCTAGCATTGGAATAATTAAACAAAATAAAATTGATATTGAAAATAAAGATTTTGTTGTAGGATCTTTACAATCTATAGCTATGCGAGATTATGATCATGATATATTTAAAGATTTTGGTTTAGTAATTATTGACGAAGTACATCATTGTAGTGCAGAAGTATTCAGTCAAGCATTAATTAAAACTTGTTCCCCTTTTGTTTTAGGGTTATCTGCTACTCTAAACAGAAAAGATGGATTACGTAAAGTATTTGAATGGTTTATAGGAAAACCAGTTATTAAATTAATTAATAATACCGATGATAATGACATTGATGTTAAATATTATCATTTTACTTCAAATAATACAGAATATAATAGAATAGAAACAATGTTTAATGGTAAAATAAGTGCAGTTAAAATGTTAGGAAACGTGGTATCATATAAACCTAGAATCCAATTTATTGTAGAAGCAATTAAAGAAAATATGACTAAAGAAAGACAACTATTAGTATTATCAGAACGTAAAGCATTGTTGAATGATATTTATACTTTGTTAAATAATAATGATAATAATGATAATAATGATAATAATGATAATAATGATACTGATTTTGATTATACAATAGGGTATTATATTGGCGGAATGACACAAAAGAAATTAAACGAAAGTGCTAAAGCAAATATAATATTAGCAACAACACATATGAGTAGCGAAGGTCTTGATATACCAACATTAAATAGTTTAATATTAGTATCACCGATGAGTGATATAGAACAATCTGTAGGTAGAATATTAAGATCTAAAGTATCTGATAGAATAATAAAACCATTAATAATTGATATTGTAGATAACTTTTCAATATTTATAAATAGATTTAATAAACGAAAAGCATACTATAAAAAAAAGAAATATAATATTATGTAAGAAATTTATGATTAAAATGACAACTCTCACAAGCAAACAGATGCTCGCAACAAACTACTTAGAATTATTTTCAGATGATATTATTGAAGCTATTTTAGAACAAGCTACAAATAATCTTGACAAAACTATAGAAGAACAAGGACGAATTAGATATCAATTACTAAAAACTAATTCAACATTTAGTAATTATATAAAATTTCAATTAGCATTTGGAAACTTACCAGCTATTACAAGATTGTAATGAGTTCAAAAACATATATATTTTATAATTTTCTACAAATAATATAAGATTATCAAAATCAAATCCACAATTATCTACAATGCTTCTAGGCATTATACCATTTGGATTTTTATTAACAATATTTGTATTAACAATAGAACTAGTTATAGCTCTCAAATCACAATAATCTGTATAGATCATTTCAAGATCCCATTTACTATTTTTCCATCTACCATTGTCATCTGGACCGTGATGTATCCAATTATAATCAATATTACTAGGTGTAATATTTACACTTCTTCTGTTAATAGATTTGAACACAGCAAAAGCACAGATTTTACATCTAGTATTCCTACCAACAAAGAAAAGCTTATCATTTTCTCTAGCATTGTCTAAAAAATATTTATTTCTAGAATTAAAACCCCAAACATTAGTATTTGTGTTAAAAAAATGTCTTGTATCACCAATACGCACTATCCAATTTGTCATTTAGTTTTCTTCAAAAAAAGTCATCATTTTTATTATTAAAAATGATTTAAATTAAACAATATATTAATGTCAGAGTTATATCTAGCATATAATGATAATAATGATCCTAAATATTTAGTAATAGCTCCAAATAATTTTGATAATGATATTAGAATATGTAATATTGTTCATTATTATACAATAATAGAGATACCTAATATACGTAGAAATCAACCTAACTATTACTACTTCATATCATTTAGTATATTTATTTGTATATTTACAAGTCTAATGCTAACAATTGTTGTTATAACGCATAAAATATAATTTATGAATAATATTTTTAAGAGGTGTATCATTTGAATACTATTGGTAATTAGATCTTTAATTTCACATAAAATATCTACATTATTGATAAAACTAATTCTTTTCTAAAATTTATACGATTATTATCAATAAATGTATATATTACAATTAGTTATATCGTATAATAATAATGCTAAAATAAAACTATAAATAATAACCATAATAATATTCAATAAGAAAAATAAAGATCAAATGTATTATTCTCAAAATGAAAAACTTATATTAGGTATAAATACTATATGGATATTACAACCATTATTAGATACAATAATAATTAATAAATATTTATATATTCATACTATTTTAGTAATAGTATGTTCATTATTATTTTGGAATAATATTATAAATTATTATTATGATTTATTAACTGCTATAACATTTGTAATACATATATTATATTATGGTAATAATAGTTTATTTCATTATTTATTACTTATAAATACATTAGTATTAGTTTATTATACAAATGAGTTTCAAAAAATAAATAAATATGAATATGCTTTTATATCACATTTATTATTTCGTAAAATGATATGTTATTTATTTTGTATAAAGTTTAATAACTATACGGTAAAACAAACTATGTTTTATATTTCATTTTATTTTATATATTCATTTAATTTATTATTACGTAAAAATATATATTATGTATATAATTGTATTGAACTAATAATAATTATTATACTTAAAAATGAATTAAATAAATTATTAAAGTAAAAATGGAAAATCAAACATACGATAATACACCTAGATTTACTTTAAAAAATAAAAAACTAGATGCTAAAATAGTAGATATATATGATGCTGATACTATAACAGTATGTATTTATTTAGAAGGTTTCAATTATGTTAAGATCAGTGTAAGACTATATGGTATTGATACACCCGAATTACGTGGTTCTCAAAAAGAATTAGGTCTTAAAGCACGTAATTATTTAATAAATAAACTTACAGATATTGTAATAGATGATAATAACACACGTAATGATATTAGAAATATGATAAATAAAAATACTCATATGATAGAAGTATTATTCGGTGATTTTGATAAATATGGAAGACCCTTAGCAATAATTTACAAAAATAATATTAATATAAATGAAATGTTAGTTACAGATGGTTATGCTAAAGAATATGATGGTGGAACTAAAGATACGTGGTAATCATTTATAAATAATATTCATCAAGTATTACGTCATTATATGCATCAATAACGTCTTGAATAAGTTCATTTGTAATAGGATCGTCGTCAAATATTTTAGAAAACATTAATTTATATTCTAATTTTTGAATAATAATATTTAAATTTACGACTAATTTTTTTATAGTATTTTCGTATTATACTTCCAGATATAGTCTTAATTTTTTCGTTTTTATTACTACATAGAATATAATTAATCTAGTTTTAAATATTTCATTATCTCCAAATTTAACTTTTTCATAATATTATTGTATCATTTTTATAATAAATGAGTTCTATTAAAGAAGTTAAAGAAAACATAAATAAAAAAATAAAATCAGGTAGTTCATCAAGAAGTAATTCATCAAAAGGTTCAAATAGTAGTAAATCAAAATCTTTATTTGTTCAAGATTTTTTACAAGAAACTGATATAAAAAAGATACAAAGGTTTTTACGTAGTAAATTATTTATAGATAAAAACAGTTTAGATAATCGTGTAAAATATTTGAATTATATTCAAAATAAACTTAAATCAATAAAAGACAATGATTGTTTAGAACCAGGAAAACTTACAGATACTTTTACTGTTAAAAATATTTTACATCTTGAAAAATTATTTAGTTCTAAAGGCACTAATTCTATTATTTATAAAACATCAATTTCAAAGATTTTTGGCGCATTTCCAATAGCAACTAAGGTTATGAAAATAACTGCAGATAATATGAATGAAATTAAAATAATGGAAATGGTTAGAGATAAAATAATAATACCAAAAAGATCTAAACATTTCCCTATAATGTATAAAACAATAAAATGTGATAAAAATATATCTGAAAATCATAAATTATTAAGTATAAATGAATTGGCAAATGGTGATCTAAGTGGTTTAATACCAAACATATTAGAAGATACTAAATTATTTTTTAATATTTTTGCACAAACTTTAATTGCTATAGGTTCTTTTCATATTTTAACAAATAATTTACATAAAGATATACACGGTGGTAATTTCTTGTGGCATAATAACAATGAGAAAGGTTATTATGAATATATATATAATGGAATAAGTTTTTATCTAAAAGCTTGTAATTATAATATAATGATATATGATTATAGTTATGCAACTGAAATAACAGGAAAAAAGGAACAAATAGCAGATTATAGTGAAATAATACCTACATTTTTAAATGAAAGTTTTAGTAATTCAAATAGTGTATCACCATCGACAGAAATAAAAGATAAACTAAATAGTATTTTAGATATATTAATGAAAAAATATGCAGATAAAACTGATTATGATGTATTTTTGTATATAATTGAAAATATTTTAATACCATTTAATGTTGTAGAAACTAGAAAACCTACAAAAGTGATAAAAACTTATAGATTATAAAAAATTATTTTTCAATTATAATAATAAATGGTTAATATTACAATAGATTTTAAAAATAATAAAATATATTTGAGAAAACCTCTTGTAATAAAAGGAGGTGTATATAAATTAAGTATTGATCCTGCAGATAAACTTATTAAAGTAATACACCCAGAAGTATTAGAGTTGCTAACTACAGCTCTAGAAGCATTTAGCAATTGTAATACAATGTATGCAGAAAATGAATATATTCGATATGATTACAATCCAGATAAACATAGTGGGTTTTTAAAATTAATTAGAAATGGCAATGAAATAATACATTTATCTATTTTTACTGGCAACAAGTCAACACCACATCTAACATTTAACGACATTAACGGAACAACAATACATTTATATTTAGCTGATTTAGAATTAAAGTCTTTTAATGACAATAAAGCTACAACTTGTGCAGCTATTCTAAGAAAATATAATAAATTTGAAGGGTGTGAATCAACACGTAATTTTTTTTACGATTTATTAAATTTAATTAAGGTCAAGTTAGATTACATAACACATAAAGATCTAATAAAACAGTATTATACACAACTAAAATATTATATTAATGCGTTTATGAATATTTTAGATAATCCTGG